GCATTAGTCACGCTTCCAGCCTGGCAACAGCAGGCATTGGCGGACGCGGGCAACTTTACCAATTCGATCAGTTCGGTAGCAGAGGCGTACTCGCAGGTGCCGTTGATATACCGCGCGGTCAAGATGCGGTGCGACGCTATTTCGAGCGTTCCGGTGCATATCTACAAGGGGGAAACGGAAGTCGATTGGCCGTTCCCGTGTGAGATGCGCGACCTGATTTGGAAAGTTGAAGCGGACTTACTCGGCGCTGGCATTGCTACCGTGCTGAAACTCCGCAACAAGGTGCGAATACTTGACCTGCAACGGCTGAACCCCTTCACGGTAGCGGTGCATTATGACGCGGCGTACGGGCTTACATTCTCACAAGCGGGCAAGGTGTGGCCGGAATCCGACATTATTTACATCAAGGAGTTTTCATACTCCGATGACATGACAAGCGGAAACTCGACGGTGCAGGCGTGCCTTAACGATGCCGCGCTGATGAACTTCCAGACGCGGTTTGCAAGCAGATTCTTCGAGAACGGCGCAATGCCGATCATCCTCATTTCAGCCGATGGCACGCTGGTAGAGGATGAAACGAAAAGGATCCAAAACTTTTTCAGCCGGTTGGCAAGCGGAGTTGGTAATGCCTGGCGCGTGCTTGCCACAAGGACAAAACTAACGCCGGAAGTTGTCAGTCAAGACCTCGACAAGATGACCATGCCGGAACTTTACCAGCAAGCGACCTCGAATATCGCCAACGCATTCGGTATTCCTGTGACCATGTTCATGGGGGATGACAACTACGCTTCAGCCGACTCGCACCGCATGACATTCTGGCAGGACGTGATCCGGCCACGCGCGAGGCTGATTGAGAGCGCGTTGAACCGCCAGGTATTAAAGCCGATGGGCTTGCGCATGGATTTCGCGTTTGATGAGATGGATATGTTCCAGGAGGACGAGACGCAGCGGGCGCAGGCGTTCAGCCTGTACGTTGAGGCTGGGGTCAATCCGATGGTGGCTAAGGAAATGCTGGGCATTGAGAGCAATACCGATATTCCGTTCATGGCGCCGCAACCGGAGCCGATTGAAACTGAGAAGCCTTTGGATGTGACGGCTGAATTTGAGAAGTGGGAACGCAAGGCGCTGAAGCGCATCAAGGACGGGAAGAGCGCGGACTGCCAGTTTGATAGCGAACTGATACCGCTTGCTATCCAGGACGAAATACATGCCGCGCTGAAATTGTGCGTTGAACCTGATGAGGTCAAGCGGGTATTCGGTGGCGAGTATGAGTCACCGCAGGACATAGGGCTATACAAGGAACTCAAGCGGGCAAATGAGTTACTGGAACGCTCTCTCATGGATAAGCCGGAATTTCATATCACGGTAAACACGAAGGACGTGGATGAACCCATTACAGAACCTGCGTGACGTGATCGGGCGAATAGAACGCCAGCTCAAAGCGCCGGTTGCACAGCGAGATAAATTCGAGCGCGAGATGGAGCGCAAACTTGGGCGTATCTGGAAGGAACAGCGTGACGAATTGATGCGCTTACTGGGTGACCCTCCCTCTCTTTCCAACGTGCCGCAATCCTACTGGAATAATGGCAGGGCGGCGATTCGCAAGGTGATCGCGCCTATATTCGAGGAAATATTTAGAGAGCAGGCAACCGCGCTGATAACGCAGGTTGGTATTGGTGTGGATTGGGCGCTGATAAACAGCCGGGCTGCTGATTGGGCGATTGAGAATACCCGCCACTTCTTAGAGGGTTACGAAAAGACTAACCAGAAGCTGATCAGCGAATATATCAATAAGTTCTACACAGAGGGCTGGACGCTTGATGAAGTGACGGCGCATATAAACAGCGTGATATTCGATGAACGCCGCGCCTCGATGATAGCGATAACAGAAACAACGCGGGCAGCGGTTCAGGCGGAGGTGGCAACGGTGAACGTGTTAGAGGCTGAATACCCGAACCTGCATTTCAAGCCGATTTGGATCACGGCTAACGATGATAGAGTGTGTGACATTTGCGGGCCGATGCACGAAAAGGTTATCGAGGGCGAGGATTTTCCTCCGGCACACGTGAATTGCCGGTGTGAAGTGATGTACGACATGGTGGTGGATAAATGAGCTACGGCGTGCAGATAGAGGGAATTGACGAATTGCTGAAGCGACTGGACGCGGTCGGTGATACTAAGACGCTCAGGGATGGAATGACTTCTGTGGCAGTATCTCTCACCACGAAACTAAAGCAATACCCGCCCGCGCCAGCCAGATCAACTTACCGCAGGACTGGAACGCTGAGGCATCGCTGGACTTATGCGGTGGACGATGACGGTTCAGAGGTGGTAATTGGCAATGTCACGCCGTATGCGCCTTATGTGCAGGGGCGGGAATCGCAGACATGGTATCACAAGCGCACGGGCTGGCAAACCGCAGAAAACCTGCTCGATGGGAAAAAGGAAGACATTGTTAAAGTGCTAAGGCAGTTTATTCAAAAAGCGCTTGACGGTAGGGGGTAGATTATGCAGCTAAAGATCATGACGAAATTACCTGAAGGGATGAAGGCGGAGAAGCGTGAACCAGTGCAGACCGTGAAACGTTACGAGGAATTGCCTGGCAACGAGTACCTTGTGTTGGGAATGCCGTTCGGCGGGCAATTCAACGGGCGTGATTCAGACGGGCAAACGTTCACCGCGAATACCGATGCCTGGTTATCACCTGAGAAGGAGATACCCGTCACGTACTATCACGGATTTGGGCCGGACTCGCCTGATACCTGGCAGGATGTACCTGCTGTTATCGGTGTGGCTAAATTTGATCACACGGATAGTAAAGGGTTTTGGTTCAACGTGAAACTGGACGAAACAGAAACGCTGACCAGCCGGATAACTGGAGTGAAGTCTGACGTTGTGCGCGCGTCATCCGGGGCGGTCGGTCATCTTGTGCGCTATAACGATGATGGCGAAATTACCACGTGGCCGCTGGGTGAACTTGCACTGTTTGATACAAACGAATGGAGAAAACCGGCGAACGATTACGCCGTTTTCAACGCAAAAGGGGAAGGCATCACAGAGGTCAAGGCGGAGGCGGAAACGCAAGCCGTGACGGTTGACGAATCTCCGGAGCAAATAAAAACCGAACTTACTCAGGAGAGTGAAATTATGGAAGAAGAAATTGAAAAGAAAGAAATTGAAAAGAAAGAAATTGACATCGACGCGCTTGTAAAGCGTTTCGAGGATCGCATGGAAGCACGGCTGGAAAAACTGGTCAACGCTCCCCCTATCAACGCACCGGCCGTGATCAAAGCCGAAAACTTTGGCGACCCCGACCCGAACCGCGCATTCATGCACTACCTGCGCACCGGCGAGCGCGTCAAGGGCTTGAAAGCCGCAATGGGCGAGGATACTGCCGGAGTCGGCGGGTATCTTGTGCCGGATGATTTCTTTGCTGGAATCATCGAAAAGCGCAATGAGCTGTCCATCCCGCGCCGGGCTGGCGCTACCATCCTGCAAACCTCACGTGACGTTTTGAACATCCCGATTGAGGCGACCTCGCAGACCTACTTTGCACAGTCCGCTCATGACATGGCCGCCGTTAACGAAGATGAACCGACCATCGGTCAGGCAACCGCCACCGTGTTCGATTTCACTAAGTTGGTGAAAGTGTCCGAAGACCTCTTGGAAGATTCAGCCGCGAACCTCAACCAGTTCCTGGCGAACTCCTTTGGCCGCTGGATGGCCATGACAGAGAATCGCAACGCGCTCATCGGTACAGGCACAACCGCGCCGCAGGGCGTGACCGTTGGTGGAACCGCCGCGCTGACCTTTGACGATACCAACAGCATTGCTGCAGCCGAAATCCCCGAACTGTACCACAAGTTAGCCGGCCAGTACCGCGACCGCGCCGTGTGGACAATGAACGACGACACCCTCGGCATGTTACGCGGGCTGGCATCCTCAAACGTGTTTACCTTTGGTGCGCACGAGATCAACGAGGAATCGGTCATGGGTAAGAGGGCGTTTACCTCGACCTACATGCCGAAGTACACCACCACCAAATACAAAGCAATCGTGTTCGGTGACTGGTCACTGTACGCGCTTGTGGAGCGCAAGGGGCTGGTGATCCGGCGCTTGAACGAACTGTACGCTGGCAACCGACAAGTCGGGTTGCTGGCGACATTCCGTCACGGCGGCGTGGTCATGCAGTCAGAGGCGTTTGCAATTGGCTCGATGGCCTAACCGTTAGGTAAATAAGGGGAGGGGCAACCCTCCCCAGAATGGAAGTGACTTATGGAAGAATTATTCGCCTATGTAAAGCCAGCAATGGCGGTGGTCCCGGTGAGCAAGTCAGGCGCCGCGATTGCCGCGACTGCCGTTGACGGTACTGGTT